GAAACTGACAGGCGTTGGAATGAACGAAAAGCATTTAGTAAATTTATTCTTAAAATTTCAGTTCCATCATTCTTTCTAGCAGTTACTATTGCAATGTTATTGCCCTCTGAGAAGACTGCATATATAATGATCGGTGCATATACGGCACAAAAAGTAGCTGAGAATCCAGAAGTTCAAAAACTATCAGGCAAAGTATTAACTATTATTGAAAATAAGTTAGATACATATGTAGATGAAGCAGAAAAGAAAATCGTGGAGAAAACTAAATGAAAACAGTAAAAGTAGCAGTAAGTGATTTATTAACCCATTTGAAAGCTAATCGTGAAAATCATATTAATGATTATGCTGAATTAATGGTAGAATATCGCAAGGCTGTAGTTGAAGCGTTGTCATCCAAGTTAAAGATTGCCAAGAAGGAAGAAGATGTACATCATACAATTGATGTCATTCGTCCGGTAGATTATACTGAGTCTTATGATACAGCAATTACTCAATTGGAGTGGACTGTAGATACTGAAGTGGATTTAGATCAACACGAATTTGCCCAGTATGTTGAGAATAAATGGTCATGGTCTAATATGTTTACACAAACCAGAATGGCATACGGTAAGGTATAATGCTAGATATTTTTAGTGGAACCTGGGAATGGATAAAAGATGATTGGCACTCTAGTAAGTTTCGTTTTGTTGTTGAGCTTCTGGCCTGGGCTATTTCTGTTGGGTGTAGTCTTACAATGGCCCTCACGGTACCAAATCCTCCTTTGCTTGCTATGTATCCCGTTTGGATTTTTGGCTGCGCTCTATATGGTTGGGCAGCTTATACCAGACAGTCCTTTGGCATGTTGGCTAACTATATTTTGCTAACTACAATTGATACTGTCGGATTAATAAGGATGTTATGATTACAAATATTTTATTTAATATTGTTGCGCGATTGTGCTATGTTCTTTCTGGTCTATTACTAGCAATTGTTGGTTTAATTAGCCCACCTACTGCTGAAATTGTAATTGCAGAAATGGGAAAGGCTATAAAGAATTACAAATGAAAACTATTTCAAAAGTAGTTATCTACTATACCGATGGAACTTATGAGGAAGTAGTAAAAAGTAGTTCATATCCTCCATTAAATCCGACTCCATGGCCACCAGTCAGTTATCCAAAACCTATTGATTCCTGGCCAGTTAGACTGGGCCCATATGAAGCAGATCCATCTTATATGCAACCGAGTAGTTGTCGTGTATGTGGAATGAAATTCGATGGACCTATGGGATATGTTTGTACTAGAACCGATTGTCCAAGCGGAGTAACATGTTCTAATGAGTCGTAAAGAAATGTCGGATGAACGCATGATGGTAGCTCTCTCAGTTCTTGAGGGAAAACTACCACCAGATGTATTATCTTTAGATGAAGTCATTGAAATCCAGCAAAAATTAATGGATTTAATTGCAAAATTGCATCAAAAATAGTTGCTTTTTAATAAAAAAGCCATTATAATAAGACATACACAGGAGGTTTTATTATGAGTAAGTACCAAGAGAATTATCAAGGCTATTGGGAAGATGAAATCAAAGAGTTTGTATCTCTCCATGGCAATGCAATTAAAGGTTATTTTGAGCACGAAAACGGAACTAAAGTCTGCGATACAGAATTTTATATCGATAGCCAAGGTAAGTTACGTTTTATTGCTGATAAAGATGAATATACCTCACCTTCAGCTGCCCTTCAAGATATGGGTGGTGGAAAAGATTCATTAGTTGCTCGTCGTAGAGTCCTAGGCGGCACTACATTCCATATCTACAGAAAATTAATCTTTAATATTAATGATCAAAAAGCTTCTATGGAAGAAATCCTAAATGATATGGGAATTGATCTTTCTAGGAATCTTAAAGGTAAGCCAACTGGTACCGGTCGCTGGTATAACTGGAATGATCTTCCAGCTCGCAAAAGCATTTTCGACTTATATGGAAATAAGATTGGATCTGTTCTAGTATCTAAAGGCTATAAGAAAGATGATATTGTACGAGATCTAGATGGGATGAAACTATCAGATTTTAAAGTAAAATATAAGCTAGGTTAATGTGAAATTTGACCTAGCTAAAAAGAAATTAAAATGTATCTCTAAATCACTTCACGACAACGTTAGTCGTGATTTATTTTATGATGTTGATACCCGTAAATTTTTATACTATAATAATGGAACGTTGATCGAAACAACTAAAAATGTATTTGAAAGAGATGATGTAAGCTTATATCATTTTATTCAAAGTGGGAAGGTGAAGAAGAAATGAGTAATGCTACTGTGAAATGTAAAGAGTATGTGATATCATATAATGATGGGACAGTCGAACAATTATTCTCTACTAATTTTAGTAATATGTTGAAGCGTTTGCGTGAACGTGAAACTGTAAAACGAATTGATAAAGTTTTTAATCGTGTAACTTATCTTGAACTAGTATATGATAGCGGAGAAAAGAAATGAAACAAATTACACTAGCAACAGAAACAGCAGATCGTATTACAGTTGATACTCTTCAGGATTATATTAGATTATTAAAAGCTGAAGTTAAACGGTTAGAGAAGAAATTTCCTATTGCCGATCACACTGCATTAGATATTCGTGATTGCAAACAAACTATTGAAGCAATGAAAACAACATTAAAGTATTTTGGAGGCGTCTAATATGGAACTTATCAATAAGTGGTGTTATTCTATTGATGATGAAACTTATGAAGGAATGTATGAGTCTATTGATGCCGCTCACGGAGAAGCTCAATCTCGGATAGATGATGAAACAGATGAAACTGAAAACGGTGAAGCGAGAGAATACTCAATTGGTAGGTGCTGCCATCCAATGGATAAGATCGAAAATTATTTAAATAATGGTAATTTTGGAAGCCGTATTGCTGAACAAGTCGACGAGCAGTTATATAATGTAGTCGGTGGGGATGATCAGATTATAGATATTAGCCACGAAGATTCTATTGAGCTCGGAAAATTAGTATATAATTTCCTTAAAGAAAAAGCACATTTTAGCATGTATGGTGTAAATGATGTCACAAAACATGAATATATTATTGGGAGTAATGAATGAGTGAACGTAAATTAGCATCAGTTCGTAAAATTGATGAGATTAATCCGATTGAAGGGGCAGATGCTATTGAGGTAGCAACTGTTGGTGGTTGGAAAGTTGTAGTTAAAAAAGGTGAATTTAAAGCAGGTGATCTTGCATTTTACTTAGAGATTGATAGTTTTGTTCCAACGTTTGTTGCGCCATTTTTAACTAAACCTGGGCACTACCCTAAAACGTATAATGGATTTGAAGGTGAGCGTCTCCGCACAGTTCGTTTGCGCGGGCAAATTAGCCAAGGTCTATTGTTGCCATGTAAAGGTTGGGTGAATGAAGATGGAACACAACATGAGTTTGCTGAAGATGAAGATGTAACGAATGTCCTTGGCATTCAAAAATGGGAAGCGCCGTTATCTGCACAATTAGCTGGAGTAGCTAAAGGTAACTTTCCATCATTTATTCCTAAGACCGATCAAGAGCGTATTCAGAATTTAAAGCGCGAAATTCATCATTGGAATGAAATTAATGCTGGGTTTGAAGTTACAGAAAAACTAGATGGTTCATCTATGACTGTTTACCTATATGAGGGTGAATTTGGTGTATGTTCCCGCAATCTAAACTTGAAAGAAAGTGAAGATAATACATTCTGGAAAGTAGCTCGTGAATTAAATTTAGAAGCTAAATTGCGTATTATGGGTGGCAACCTATCATTACAAGGTGAACTGATTGGCCCTGGCATTCAGAAAAATCCGTATGGTCTAGATAAACACGAGTTCTACTTGTTCGATATCTATGACATTAATACTGGTGAGTATACTGCACCATTTAGCCGTCACATAGATGCAAAGCAATTGGAGATTAAACACGTACCAATTATTACTGTCTCTACTAATCTTGGTGGAACCGATATGGATGCTTTCTTAAAATATGCAGAAGGCAAATCAGCATTGAATAGTAAAACTGAACGTGAAGGTTTAGTGTATAAATGTATTCAATCACCTGGTGAAAGCTTTAAGGTGATTTCTAATAAATTCCTGTTAAAGGGTGGAGAATGAAGATTGCTTTAGCATCAGATATTCATTTAGAGTTTGGGAATATCACCATCACAAATGAGCAGCAAGCAGATGTATTAATATTGTCTGGTGATATTTGTACAGCTAAAGTATTTAAACATAAACCTAAAGAAAGAGCAATGGTTCGTCAGTTCTTTTCCGATTGCGCATTTATGTTTAAGCACGTTATATATGTTATGGGTAATCATGAGCATTATGACTATGATATTGCTCATACATATAATCTATTAAAGTTTGAACTATCTCCTTTGGTTAACGTTCATCTTCTTGAAAAAGAATCTATTACTATTGATGATGTTACTTTTGTTGGGGGCACATTGTGGACCAATATGAACAAAGGTGATCCGTTGACGATGTGGCATTGTGGTCAACGGATGAGTGATTTTAAATTAATTAAAAATAGTAACCGATCGGTGACACATAAAAATGTAGTTTATGTAAAGAATCCAGATGGCTCAGGTTTACATTTAAAAAACGCTGATGGTAGTTTTGTTGTCGAGCGTGTAGATTTTTATGAAAAGCCATCTCGTTGGTCAGTAGAAGATTCTGTTGTAGATCATGATAAAATGTTATCATATATTAATTTAGCTACAGAAGATAAAGATAAAAAGTATGTAGTAGTTACCCACCATGCCCCTAGCTCGTTAAGTATATCTGAGCAATATAAAGGTGATATGTTGAATGGTGCCTTTCGTAGCGATCTAGATGAGTTTATTGAAAGTCGACCACAGATTAAATTATGGACTCATGGGCATATGCATAACAATAGTAACTACTGGATTGGAGATACTCGTGTAGTTTGTAATCCGCGTGGTTATGTTGGTTATGAAAGCTGCGCTAACTTTTTTCAATTAAAATATTTGGAAGTATAATGCATAATATTCAGTTTAGGTGGGCTAAGCGGCCAACAGTAATTAACGATAGCATTGAGATTGAAAAGGTATTACAATATAGAACATGGACAATTACTCTCCATGAGATCGGTCAACGAGAAAGTTGGTCTGAATGGGAAACTGTACAAGATGAAGACGTTTGGGTATCACAATTATGAGCTATACTGTTGAAAAAGACTGGATCACTGAATCTGGATTAAGAGCTGTTGTAACTATGGGACACCATGGCTGTCGTTGTGGTTATGTTGGTGTTTCAAAAGACCATCCATTATACGAAAAGCACTATAATGATCTATCTGATCCATATCCAGATGTACATGGTGGTTTAACTTTTTCTGAAGGTATATCTGACTATCCAGTTGAGAGTGATCTTTGGTGGTTTGGTTACGATTGCAACCATTTGTGGGATGCGCCAAGCACTCAATATCTAGAAGAACATCCAGACACTCATGGTTTTATTGAAATTGGTGCAGTACATCGATCTTTAAATTATTGTATTTCTAACTGTGAATCTCTTGCAAGGCAATTAAATGTTTCATTATAACTTTCCAAAAATAGAATCCATTGAAGATGTTAAATGGGCTATTGCTGACTGTGCCGAAATTATTACTGCCGAGCGAGATGATTATGATGTAGTTAATTATATCGTATCCACAGATACTACATTTCCAAATGTATCCGGGAATGAAACTGAAGCACTCCAAGCAGCTATTCGACGCGAATGTCGTGGATTGATTTTTGATAAATCTGGTAAATTAATATCACGTCCGTTTCATAAATTCTTTAACGTTCAAGAAAAAGAAGAGACACAGCTTTTACATTTAGATCTATCTAAGCCACATCATATTCTACAAAAGCTAGATGGATCTATGATTCGTCCATTGTATATTTCCGGTCAATGGCGACTGGCAACTAAAATGGGTGTTACTGATGTTGCAAAACAAGCTGAAGAGTTTGTAAAAGATAAGGGCAATTATACTCAATTCTTTTTAACTTGCCGTGAGCAAAACCTAACACCAATCTTTGAATGGGTATCTAGAAAACAACGTATTGTTATTGATTACCCTCAAGATAATTTAATTCTTACAGCTCTTCGTGGAATCAACGGAGGTAACTATATTGAATATGGTGGCTTGCAAAGTATTGCGAAAGCATATAATATACCGGTAGTGCAGCAGTATGCTGGTACTGTCGAAAACATGCAACATCTTTTAGATCATACAGCTGCGTTAGAAGGTGAAGAAGGATACGTTATTCGATTCTATGATGGAATGATGGTGAAGATCAAAGGCTCATGGTACGTACAGATCCATAAAGCTAAAGATATGATCAACCGTGAAAAGAATATTGTATCATTGATTTTAGATGAGAAGATTGATGACGTTAAGCCATTTTTGCTTCAAGAGGATCTTGATCGTTTAAATAAGTACGAGCATGATTTTTGGCAAGGTGTTACCTGGTCTGCTAGTTCTATAGATATAGTATATCGTTCATGTAGAGAAGGAACTGAGTCTAAGAAAGACTTTGCATTTAAAGTCAAAGAACAGGATCCAATGTTCCATTCAATCCTATTTAAAATGTATGATAATAAACCAGCGCTATCTTGTGTTATAGACGTAATAAAGAAGAACTGTTCTACACAGAAAAAGCTTGACGAGTACCGTAGCATGTTTAGAGCAATCTGGGGTTATGAGGTTGTAGAATGAATGTGATTATTGCTGGTAGCCGTACATATGAAAATTATGATGAGCTTTTAGATTGTATTGAAGAAGCTAACATAAATATCACAAAGGTCATTTCAGGGGGTGCATCAGGTGTTGATAGACTTGGTGAACGATATGCAACTGAAAATAATAAGATGTTAGAAGTATATGCAGCAGATTGGAATAGGCACGGTAAAGCAGCTGGTCCTATTCGCAATCGTCAAATGGCTGCAGTAGCTGATGGTTTGATTGCACTATGGGATGGTAAGAGCCCTGGTACTAAAAATATGATCGATGAAGCAAATAAGAAAAACTTAGTTGTATATGTTAGGATGATATGAAATTAGAATTTATTATGCTAGTTGGTATTCCTTGCTCTGGCAAGTCTACATTAGTAAAAAGCTATTCGTTTTTAAATCCTGTTGTTTTATCAACCGATAACTATATCGATACTAAAGCCAAAGAAGAAAATACTACGTATTCAAACGTCTTTAAAAAGTATATAAAAGAAGCTAACAGAGATTTAGAAGTGCAATTACAAAATGCTATCAAAGATGGTAGGCATATTATTTGGGATCAGACAAACGTGAATGCTGATTCCAGAAGAAGTAAGTTGAGTAAGATTCCTTCAACTTATCGCAAAACAGTAGTTATGGTAGAATGTGATCTAGAAATTGCTCTAGCTCGTAATAAAACACGAGGTGAGCAAACCGGTAAAAATATCCCTGAAGAAGTAGTAGAATCGTTTTATTCATTACTGCAAGAACCAACCAAAGCAGAAGGTTGGGATGTAGTCATTATGACAGTTGAAGAAAGTAGTATATAATATAGAAGTACGCTAAAGGATAATTAATGTCAAAAATTAAAGTAAGTGAGTTGTTTAGAAGCCATCAAGGTGAAGGTCGTTTTGTAGGAGTACCTAGTGTATTCCTTCGTACCTTTGGATGCAATTTTACATGTTCTAGCTTTGGGTGTGCTCCGGGTGTTAAGAGTACTGAAGCTGATGAGATTGCAAAAAATGTTGGATTGTATAAAAATATCAACGATGTTCCGCTGGCAAAGACAGGATGCGATTCGTTTATTAGTTGGCATCCGGAGTTTAAGCATTTAAGCCCGACATATGATACTGATACTTTAGTTGATATGATGACCGATTTAAATCCAGAGAAGACTTGGACTCATTCAAATGGTAACGATACTCATTTAGTAATTACTGGTGGTGAACCTTTACTTGGCTGGCAGCGCGCTTATTCTGATATTCTAGAACATCCAAGAATGGCCGATCTTCAGAATATTACATTTGAAACTAACGGCACTCAAGAGATTAAACAGGATTTTGGCCATACATTATTGGATTGGGCGTTGAGTCCTATCCATGGAAAACGGGGCCAAGATAAGGTTACGTTCTCTGTATCGCCTAAGCTGTCGGCATCGGGTGAAGCTAAATCAGAAGCACTTCGGCCAGATATTATTAAACAGTATCAATATTATGGTCATACCTATTTAAAGTTTGTAGTAGAGACCCAAGAGCATTTTGATGAAGTAGATGAATGGGTAAAAGAATATCGTAAAGCTGGTTTTATTGGCAACGTATTCGTAATGCCTGTTGGAGGTACTACATTTAGTTATGAAGCTAATCGAGTTAGAGTAGCTGACGAAGCTCTCAAGCGTGGTTATTATTACAGCCCCCGTCTCCATGTAGACTTGTGGGGTAATAGCTGGGCGGCCTAATATGCAAAAAGTAACCTTTTATTCATTTGCCGATGTCGTTAAATCTATTGATAACATTGTTACTCAAATCGACGATTGTCAATATGACTATGTAGTTGGAATTGTAAGAGGTGGCCTAGTTCCTGCAACTATGTTATCTCATCGATTAGGAATTCCATTACATACTATGAAATGGTCTACTCGCGATCATCAAGAGAAGGAACATGTCGGTTGGGTAGCTGAAGATGTAAAAGCTGGTAAACGTATTCTGATTGTAGATGACCTGATTGATTCTGGTTTATGTATTCAAGAGATTATTGCCGATTGGAATATTCATCGATCTGATGTTGATATTGCTGTTATATCACAGAATATTAAAGCGCCAGTTTATGCAGACTTCTATGATACTACATTTAACAGCGATGATAACATATGGTATGTGTGGCCTTGGGAAGTATATAAACCAGTTGCCTAAATGATTGAAGTAGTATATAATAGAACGTATGGCAAAAACAAGTCAATTTTTCATTAAACCCTTATAAGTATCCATGTACAAACATATTCACGGATACTAAAATGTCAAATTATAATATTAAAACACTCGAATACTACATTGAAAAACATGGAGATACTAAGGGTAGAGGTGTATATGCAGCCGAGCTTAAAAAGAAAGAAAAATATGATGCTCAACCTTTTAAAAGGTTGACTAAAGATTGGTTTTTGTGGAGATATGGGGCAGAGGAAGGTCAGATTCGATTTGAATCTCATGTAGCTAAATCTACTCAAAGTCTTGAAAA